AGACGCCTCCCGCCCCTATCCAGGACTTGAAGCTGAAGCCGGCCCATACCTAATACCAGGTGATCGAGATACTTTGGATCCAAGATGGGAAGCATTAGCTACAAACCCAGATAGACCTGTTTCTACAGCCCATACTCACCCAGGGCAAACACCAGGTTCTTTTTCTCCTACCGACCTACATACTTATACTGCCGTATCGAGCCCTATTAAAGGAACAGAAAAAAGGCCTACAGACTGGCACTGGCTCTTACAGCCAGGAATTGAGAGATATGAAGGCCTACGACTTCGAGACGATAGCCCAGAGGCAAGGAGCATGCTATACGATGATGTAGTATGGGACATCCCCGCAAGCAGAAATACTGGGAATGTTTATTTAACGCCCATAGTAGAATACCTAGATGACGCAATGTATGACCTAGAAGATTTATTAGACCCTAAAATTTTGCAACAATATAACCTTGATCCTAACATAGCAGATGACTTTGAGGCCTATTATGCCCCTGATTATGGCGTGCCGTTTAACAAGTGGCAAATACCTTTAATGGATCTCGCAGAAAAAGATGTTATTGACTATACCGTTTTGCCCGAAACTAACCTTGATCGTTATTTTGATGCCTATAAAACAATAATGAGGGATCGTTAATGAACAAGTCAACCGCCCTTGGATTACTAGCCGAAACTATCGAGTCGGTAGCTGAGGACGCCTTGCGTAAGTATCGTGTTTCTCGAGAGTTAAACACTAAGGCGCAGGAGGCCGCTAATTTCTTTGGCCTTACAGACAATCCTCAATCTTCTGGATTTATATTACCTGACGGCTCCCTTCTTGATATGTCACCAAGGGGAACTGTTGGTGAGTTTCGCTCGATGCCTCATACAGATGTCGGGAAGTATGTCCTCAGGCGCGAAGTGCAAGATCACGAAATGCCTGAAATAATAGATGCTATGGGCGGTGCTGTTCGTTTAGACCCTGGTATCCCAGACGTTTCTATATTGAACCGCCACATGGGAATTGAATCTACCGGCTTGCCAAATAGGCGACAAATTCGTTCTATGGCAGATTACGCCCAAGAGGTGCCTATAACAACATTAGAGCTTTCTGACGAGTTAGGGCCGGCTTCTGGCGTTCGTATGGAGCAACCATCGCCAGGTGCTATTAACCGTTGGTTCAATGAAAATGTCCCTTTGTTAGACCTTAACCGAGCGGGCCGTACCCTATCTCGTTTTGGCCCTCAAACCCCTGAGGATCATCCAATACTCCGGCGAACTATGAATGAATTAGACGCTAGGGCTGGCGCGCTTGGCAGGTTAAGCCCTGAGCTGTTACTAAGATGATGAGCAAGCAAATACTTGTAGTTATTGTATGGCTTCTAAATGGCAACCTACAAACCAACACTTATGAAGTTCAAGAGTGCCCGCCTAAACCAGAACTTGAACTATACTATGATAGTTTAAAAACAGATAAGAAAATCCTAGAGTGGACAGCTTGGTGCACCACCGTCCCTTGGGACCCTTCTATTGTTATTGGTGAGAAGATATGAAAGTTTTACCGCCCGAAATTCGAGCTGCCAAAAAATTTTTACAATCAAAAAAGTTGCAAGATGTGGTTCCTGCCAATAAATTTGCAAGAGCGGCAAAAGAATTAGATTTGTCGTTTAAGGATACGTTAACTAGATTAGCCGAATCCATAGAGGAGAATGATAATGGACGACGTGACAATTAATGTTACTGGAGTTTCTAGTATAGGAGAAGCAAAATTACATGACACTGGAACAAACCCGAAAGATACTAGCTCAGATCAGGGAGAGCAAAGACAACCTGAGTCAGAATCTACTGACCGGGAAAGCGAGTGACTTTTCAGATTATAGGCGCATGGTCGGAGTAGGAGAAGGCCTCGACCTAGCAGAAAACTTAATCAGGGAGATAACACATGACGACGAAGACTAAAGCAATTATTCGTGCCACTGGTCATTATGTACTGGTCGCACCTCGGATGCCTAAGACAAAGACAGAAGGCGGCATAATACTAGCAGATATTTCTATTGACGCAGAGAAGATGAATGTTTCAGTAGCTAAGATCGTAGATATTGGCCCTTCTGCTTTTCGTGATCGAGTTACAGGTGAAAGGTGGCTCGGTTATCCATGGTGTAAAGTTGGGGACTGGGTTATATGCCCAAAATTTGGGACCAAGCAGCTCTCAATGGAAGACACTAACTACTCGTTGCTAAATGACGATGAAATTATGGCAGTTGTTAGCGACCCAGAAGCCATTAAAGCGTATATTTAGCGCGCAACCATCAGGAGAAGAAAATGCCTGCAGATGATTTAAATGACCTTGATTTAGCTCAACCTTTACCTGGATCAGATGAAGCCCAGGAAGAGCAACCAGAACAAGAAGAGGTAGAAGCTACTCAAGCAGAGGTAGAAGCTACTCAAGAAGCAGACACAGAGGACAAGGCCGTTCCGCCTGGCGTCCAAAAGCGTCTAGATAAAATGACCTTTAACTGGCGAGAAGAACAGCGAAAGCGAGAAGCTGCTGAACGACAGCTGGCAGATATACAAGCTAAGGTCAATAACCTAGAGTCTCGTTCTGAAAAGACTTTGGAAGATACTTTTAAGAAAGAATATGAGCAGACTCGCTCAGCGTTAGCTAAAGCAGTTGAAGATGGCGACACAGAAGCGCAAGTAGCTCATATGGAACGAATTGCGGATATGCGAGCTAGAGCTATACGTCTATCTGAACGGAAAGCTATACAAGAAAGACAACAGCAACAACCTGCCCCTGCTCAAGGAGGCCCTGCTGAGCAAGCAGCTCCCCCATTGGCCATGGACTGGTATCGTAAAAATTCTTGGTTCAATGCCCCTGGGCAAGAGGCCAAGACATTAGCTGCTAGGTCTATAGATGTTCAGCTAGAAAGTGAGGGGTATGATATGCACTCTCCTGATTACTATAAAGTTTTGGATGAGCGGTTGCAAAATTGGGAAGGTGGGTCTTATAATGCAAATCGCAACCCAGGACCTGCACCAGTAGCTCCTGCACAAAAACAAGCGCCCGTTAATGCTAAAGGAGGCAGACCCCGATTGACACGCGACCAGTTAGCAATGGCTCAGGAAATTGGTTTAACTACTGAGGAAGAGCTAAAAGCTTACGCAGAAGAAATTGGGAGAAGTTCATAATGGCAAAAGTTAGAGTAGATCAAAAACGGGAAAATACCAATCGCGATAGTAAGTCTCGCGCAAAAACGGCTTGGAAGCCGGCTTCGATCCTTGATGCACCTCCCCCTAGAGATGGGATGTCGCAGAAATGGGTCTCGACCTCGATACTGGGGCAAGACGTGTCTCATCACGTCCTAAAACGTCAGCGCGAAGGATGGATACCCCGTCCTGCTGATACCGTTCCTTCTAATTTCCCTACACCAACTTTGGATCACGGAAAATGGAAGGGGTGCATTGGAATCGAAGGCATGGTTCTTTGTGAAATGCCTACCGAAATGGTAGAATCTCGTCGAGAGTACTATTCTGGTAAAGCTAGAGAACAAATGGCCTTCACTGAACGTGAACTGTCCCAAGCAGAAGCTGCCGGAGGCATACCCATTGACCGACAACACGAAACAAGTTCGGAAGGTGGCGGCCGAAGGTTAGCTCCGATGGACGATTGATCCAAAAGGATTTGACTTATGGCAAATGATGACGCCCCTCGGGGTTTTTGGCCTATTCGTCACCTAACTGGCGGAACAATTCGTGCTAACGAGCACACTATTGCTAGCGGTTATGGCACTGGTATTTTCCAGGGCGATGTCGTTAAATTAGTTGCTGGTGGCGGAATTGAAGCTAGCGCGGCGGGGAATAGATCCGTTGGCATTTTTGCGGGAGTTAGCTATGTCGATTCTGAAGGCAACCAAGTATACAAGAAATACTGGCCTGCCTCCACGACTGCTACAAGCATTAAGGCCTATGTGTATGACGACCCACATATTGTTTTTGGAGTCCAGTCTGCTGGTTCCACTGTTGCTGCTGATGTCGGCAACCTTGGGGACCATGTAGCGGGTACCGGAAGCACTACAACAGGTCGATCAGCACATGAATTGAATGGTTCCACTGGAACAGCCTACGCTGGTTTCCGGGTACTTGGCAAAGTTGATACTCCTAACAATGCCTATGGAACAAATGTTGATCTTGAGGTGCAACTTGTCGAGCATGAGTACATGCCAGGCAACGAAGCTACCACACCTGGTGTATAAGGAGGGCTTGAACAATGGCAATGAATAGAGCACAATTCGCCAAACAACTCGAGCCGGGCCTAAACACCTTGTTTGGACTTGAGTATAAACAATATCCGGAACAGTGGCGTGCTGCTTTCGACTACAATACTTCCAAGAAAGCATTTGAGGAAGATGTACTGCTCGAAGGTTTTGGCGCCGCGCCGTCCAAGTCAGAAGGTGGGAGCGTTTCTTATGACGTTGCTTCCGAAGCTTGGACATCTCGTTATGACCATACAACCTACGCTATTGCTTTCTCTATAACGGAAGAAGCTGTAGAAGATGGCTTGTACGGGTCAATCGCAAATCGCTATGTTAAAGCATCTGCTCGTTCGATGGCTCACACCAAAGAAATTACAGCAGCTAATGTTCTTAACAATGGTTTCGACAGCGACTATACTGGTGGTGATGGCAAGGAATTGCTTGCTACCGATCATCCGACACGTTCGGGTAACCAGTCTAATGAGCTGGCGACTGCGGCTGATTTTAACGAGACTTCCCTAGAGCAACTCCTTATCAATATCTCAGATATGAAGGACGAGCGGAATATTCCTATTGCTGCCAGCGGGCAGTCATTGATTATTCCTACCGCCCTTGCTTTTGAGGCAGATAGGGTTCTTAATTCTCCTGGTCGTAGCGGGACTGCGGACAATGACCTCAATGCCGTTAAAGGAATTCTTCCTGGCGGGATTGTTGTTATGCAACGCCTAACCGATACTGATGCCTGGTTCATTAAGACAGATGTTCCAGATGGTCTAAAAATGTTCCAACGTCGGTCGATGAAGAAGGGCATGGAGCCCGACTTTGAGACAGGCAATATGCGTTATAAGTGCTCCGAGCGTTATTCGTTCGGCTGGACGGACTGGCGCGGAATATTTGGGACGCCTGGAGCTTAATCAACCTTATTGGTTGGCTAGTCGATCAAGCCCCGAAGGTCCCTCCCTGGCCTTCGGGGCACTCGACACTAGATCATGGCAGCATTAGAATCTATATTAGGCAAGATAGTAGAAGGGCGAAAAAGGTCCTTAGACGCGTTTAGGCCATACAATGAAGCCTTAACACGACAAATACTTGACCCTGTCGATAAAGCAGCAAGCCTTGCTGATATGCTGACAATAGTTCAGCCATATAATATGGCTAAAACTATCTTATCGGGAAAATCTCAGATCCCTGAAAAAGAAAGAGCCTTTGGTGGTCCGTTTAGCGGCTCTAAGGATGCTATGTGGGAAACACTTATAAGTCCTCATGGTATGGGAGCCCTATACCCGACTTATAAAGCTGGTGAAATAATGGGACGACATATGTACGATACTAGCCCAAAAGTTAGGAAAGGTGTAAGCTTGGGTAAAGGCGCGTTAGGTTCTATTCTAAGGGGAGGTCAAAAAGTTTTAAGAGGAGGCGACAAAGTTTTAAATGTTTTAGAAGATATAGCACCTAAAGCTGTAAGGTTTGGGACCCTCCCTGGGGCTTTAATGTACTTGCTTTCATCTAACCCAGCGGGGGCTGGCGCGGATACTTTTGATAAAGAAACAGATAGCGACTATGTAATGTTTCGACCTGAAGGTGTTTTTACTGCTCCGAAAGGTTACCTAATGCAAGACTGGTAACTAATAAGGGTCTTGTTCTAAGATATTATTTAAACTATATTAAACCCTGCGTGTTTAAACACGCCTTTTTATCACCTGTTCTCGATGGAGTAAAATGAAATGGCTACACACTTTTCCGGCCCAGTACTAGTCGGTTCTTCTAAAACTGGCGGCAACATCGTTGCTAAAGAAGCTAACTACACTGTCGTTATATCTGACGATAGTGGAAAAACCTTTACTAGCAAAACAGATGGTGTTGTGTTTACACTTCCTGGCATAGCTGTTGGTAATGTCTTTACCTTTGTTAATACAGCAGAAGATGGCACTAACACTATGACTATTAGCCCAAATGCTAGCGATGGCATTACATATAAAGGCTCTTCAACTGACAACAAAGATGTAATCAATACGAAGGCTACTTCGAAGAAAGGCGATTACATTAAACTACAAGCCATGAACGGCGACGTGACCGCCTGGCAAGTAGTCGATGTTCAAGGAGTATGGGCTAAAGAGGCTTAACTTTTTCGTAGGGCGAAAGGGGCAAAGGCCCCTTTCTCTCCCTTAAGGAGTTCTAAATGGCAGACGCAGTTACATCTCAAACATTAATAGATGGCCCTAAAACTACGGTCATGGCTTTTACTAACCTTTCTGACGGGTCAGGTGAGTCAGCCGTAGCCAAAGTTGATGCAAGTGCCTTAGCCGCTTTATCCGGCCCAGGTGCCTCAACAGTCTCTACTGATATTCGTATTAGCCAAGTTTGGTCGATGGTCGATGGAATGAACGTAGATGTTCTTTGGAATGCAAGCAGTAACGTCCTTGCTTTTTCCTTATCTTCTGCTACTCCCGCTCATCTAGATTTTCGTAGTTTTGGCGGTCTTCAAAATAATGCAGGTAGCGGAGTTAATGGCGATATACTTTTTACTACTCGAAATCATACAAGCGGGGACACTTATAGTATCATCCTTGAGCTCATTAAGAAAACGTAGAAGTGAGGGAGCATAATGGCAACCAGCGGAAGCGTAACTTGGCGACCTCAGGTCGACGATATCATTATTGAGGCATATGAGCGGGTAGGGACAGATATCGGCAAGTTAAC